ATGTTCCACCCGAGAAACGAGTTGATGTCCGTTCGCTTATTGAAAATATCCCGAAAGATAAGTCAAGCACACCAATTATGAACAAAAACGTTGTAAATTATATCAAAGATTTCAAACAAAACGGATTATCTGTATTGAAGAAACTCAATGAAGAAACCATTATGGAAATCATCTCACAAGCAAACGACGCATATTATAATTCGAATAATCCATTATTGACCGACAATGAATTTGATATTGTCAAAGAATACGCTGAAACCAAATATGAACAAAATGAAATATTGCAGAAAATCGGTGCTCCGGTTGGTAGGAACAAAGTTGAACTTCCTTTTCATATGCCTTCTATGGATAAAATCAAACCAGATACAAATATTCTTGACAAATGGAAGAAGAAGTATGGAGGACCTTATGTATTGTCTTGTAAATTGGATGGAGTAAGTGGATTGTATAGCACACAAGGAAGCACTCCGAAGTTATACACTCGCGGTGATGGTAAAATTGGACAAGATATTTCTCATTTAATTCCTCATTTGAAATTACCCAAAGCAAAAGATGTTGTGGTTCGTGGCGAATTCATTATTAAAAAGCAGACATTCGACCAGAAATACAAACATTCTTTCGCGAATCCTCGTAATATGGTATCCGGTATTATTAATAGCAAACAAGTCGACAAAAAAATTAATGATTTGGATTTTGTTGCATACGAAATGATTGTCCCTTCTTTGAAACCTAGTTCCCAAATGAAAAAATTACAAGAACTATCGTTTCAGGTTGTGCAACATACTTCCCAAAAAGATATTACGAATGAATATTTATCGTCTATTTTAGTTGATTGGAGAACGAATTATATGTATGAAATCGATGGTATCATTGTTGGTGATGACCATATTTATCCTCGCACAACCAAAAATCCGGAACACGCATTCGCATTTAAAATGGTTATTTCCGACCAAGTTGCGGAGGCAAAGGTGGTAGATGTAGAATGGAATGTGAGTAAAACGGGATATTTGAAACCTCGTGTAGAAATTGAACCTATTCGTTTGGGTGGTGTCACCATCAAACACGCAACCGGATTTAATGGGAAATTCATTGAGTCGAATAAAATTGGTATCGGTGCGATTATTGAAATTATACGCAGTGGAGATGTGATTCCTTATATTAAATCAGTGATTACTCCTGCGGAGACACCTAAAATGCCAAATATACCTTACAAATGGAACACTACGAATATCGATATTATGATTAACAATATGGAAACAAATGAGATTCTTCAAGAAAAGCGTATTACGAATTTTTTCACTACACTTGAAGTTGAAAGTTTGTCAAGCGGTAATGTAAAGCGTATTATCAAATCTGGTTACAATAGCATTCCCAAAATATTACATATGACCAAACAAGATTTCGGAAAAGTAGAAGGTTTTAAGGAGAAGATGGCGGAAAAAGTATATACGAGTATCCAAGATAAGGTGAAAAACGCTTCTCTGGTTCAAATTATGGTTGCATCGAATATGCTTGGACGTGGATTGGGTGAGAAAAAACTCACACCGATTATGAATACTTTCCCCGATATTTTGACTTCATCTGAGTCGAAACAATCAAAAGTATCCAAATTGCAAACAATTAACGGTATTGGAAAAGAAAACGCAACCAGTTTTGTAGAAAATATGGATGCATTTATAAAATTCTTGAAAGATACGAAGTTGGTATCAAAATTGCGCGAAAAACCGTCTACGCCTTCTCCTAAGAAAAGTGTCAATACAAATCATCCACTATATAATCAAAAAGTAGTCATGACAAAGGTGCGAGACGCAGAGATTATTGCTGCACTGAAAAATAACGGCGGTGAACTAGTAGACAATGTAAAGAAAGGTATTTTAGCAGTGGTTACCAAGAATACACAAGAAGTATCCAATAAAATTAATAAAGCAAAGGAAATGAATATTCCTATTATGAACGTAGAAGAATTCAAAATGGCTTATATGAAGTAACTTTGCGCATAAAATTGAAATATTTTGTTGTATTATATAATATTAGTAGGGGACAATTACTTAATAATATTATGACGACTTTTCAAGATTTACCACAGCATATTCAGGAATATATTCACGGATTCAATCCGGAACATAGAGCAAGTTTAAATCGAGTGCACGAAGATTTGTTTGCTGATTTCCATGTATATAATATGTCTTCTGTATTGGATGAACTTATCAACAATTATGAATCCGAACATATGTTCGATTATGAATATTGTGAAAGAGACATACCTATTGGTGAAGAAATAGAAGAAATACTGGAGTTTCATCCAGACCTTCATCGAGAACCGATGACATTCCATTTCTGTAATGAACACTGTTGTTCAGCGGGAATGAGCTGGATAAGAGATGATTTTGGAAAATTCTTTCGTGGTTTCAATCCTAATACACATTAAACATTATAATTTCATAAAAACGGTTTATTCCGTTTTTTATGAAATGGATTTCTTATCCACTCTATAAATCGGTCTTCCTATGCGGTAATATATATCTATCTGTTTTTGACGCCATTTTTCTTGTTTCTGAATCGCATGCACTAATTCCTTATCTCTTTTCAACATATGATGTATATAGTCTTGTTTGTTCATTGTTATACTATCATTAGATATCTTTAATATATTTATCCGTGATACACCATCTCATCTATGTCAATAATTTCACATATTTCACTTGGTTTCTCACAAGCAAATTGTTTGAAATAGTCTTGTTTTAACTGTTCTTCGGGAGTATGTCGGTGCACAGTTCGAGCAATCATTTTATACAACTTAAAATTTGGGTAGCGGTCATCTCCATTTTTCTTGTATAACACATTCTTTCGATTATCATCCGTGCACCATCGTTGAACTGTTTTTTGTAATTCATTATAGTTTTTCTCGTCGCTGTCGTGTATGATAAAATCATATATAGAACAACCTAACCTACATATATCAAAACTCATATTCGGGTCTATACGAGGTTTTTCCTCGTTCATATATGGTTCACAGTTGTATTGCGAAGATGCATCACCCGAAGGAGAAAAACTATCACTACAAAAAGTTTTACCATCAAATTTGTATATGCTTCTTCCGAAATCAATCAATTTAAAGAGTTTTCCGTAAGTAGGAACCTTATAGTATTGATTTTTGTATTTGTAATACAAATATACCTCGTCTGTTTGGTTATACATTACATTATTTGTGTGCAAATCATTATGTGTAAAATGAAATACTTTTTGATAACATAACAAAATCATAATTATTTGAAACAAAATACACGCTCCATTCTCTTCGTTTACTTGAGAATTTTCAAACAGGTAATCTAATGTGTTATCACATTTCTCTAAACAAATCATTTGCACTGGGTAATCGTAAATGACCGCTTGCGCTTCTTCTTCCATAGAAGAACAAGAAGAATCATCGTCGTTCTCATCATCATCGGTTTCCCATTGAGACTCTTCATCGTCTTCTCCATCATTACTGTTCTGACTACTGTAGTTCAAAGAACTATTTGAAGAACTTGTTTGAGAACTTTGTTCACTTTCCTTATCATCGTCTGAAGACTGTTTTTGATGTTCATATATTAATTCATCCGTAATTTCGTCAATGTTCTCATCGACTTCTGTAATTGATGTCTCCTCTAAAGAACAACAAGTAAAATTGTGTTTCAAAGTCTTCGTTATTTTTAATGGTTCTTTATTTTTGCATGTTCCCCCATACGCCTCATAATGACTATTTGTAATAACAAACAATTTATTTACATTTTCATTGAAAAACGGAGAACCACTTAGATACTCAAGGTCTTCTTCTACATTAATTTTATAGTATTTTTGAATAGCCAATTGACTACCAAAATATCGAATTCCGTGAGGGAAATGAGAGGTTTCTTGTAATTTACTAGACAAATAATAGAAAAATCCGTCAGTATATGCACAATTGTTTACATCATCTAATTTAGGTATTGTATGGGTTTCATTAATAACTGGTAATTTGTGTATATGTTCTCTGTTTTGTTCGTATTTGCCTATCATATATCTAAGTGGGTCCAATAATGGAGAATATTTCACGAAAAAATCTTGATGTTGTCTTTGCTTATCTTTCATATCGTATACTTGTTCTCCGTCTATCACATGATATCTGTGGTTTAGGCATATATTTGTCGATACCTGTGTATCATTATTTAAAAATCTCCGGTAAATAGGAATATATTCCTGTATGTTCTCTAATATGTGTTGGGGAAACTCTGTATCATCTTTGTTGAAACTAGTAGTATCTATGTTTTGAAAATTCCTACTAATGTCTTCAATTACTTGCACCGAGAACCTAGACATAATTATGATTTTATTTATAAGAGTTGAATATATTTATATTTATTATTACAAACTAATAATATTTCCGTCTAAAAATACTTAATAATATATGTGTATTTAATATTATACTTCATACAATGGCATTAGAACTAAGAAAATTCAATATGAGAGAGATTACCTTCAAACCGAATGAGAACAAAGGACCCGTTATTGTGATGATTGGTCGCCGTGATACAGGTAAGTCTTTTCTTGTGCGTGATCTGTTATTCTACCATCAAGATATTCCTATTGGCACTGTGATATCTGGAACAGAAGCAGGAAATGGATTTTATTCAGAACACGTCCCTAAATTATTTATACACGAGGAATACAATACTGTTTTAATTGAAAACGTTTTACGAAGACAAAAAACCGTACTTAAACAAATAAATAGAGAAATGACAGCATATAATCGCTGTTCCATTGATCCACGCACATTCGTTATTCTAGATGATTGTTTGTACGATGCATCATGGTCCCGTGATAAAATGATGAGATTGTTATTTATGAATGGGCGTCACTGGAAAGTTATGTTAATTATTACTATGCAATATCCGCTTGGTATCCCACCTAACTTGAGAACCAATATCGATTATGTATTCATTTTGCGAGAACCTTACTTAACGAATCGCAAGCGTATTTGGGAAAACTATTGCAGTATGTTTCCAACATTGGAATCGTTTTGTAGCGTGATGGACCAAACCACCGAGAACTATGAATGTTTAGTCATTAATAATAATGCGAAATCAAACAAATTGAATGACCAGATTTTCTGGTACAAAGCAGCGGACCACCCTAAGTTCAAACTAGGTTCAAAAGAATTCTGGGAATTATCTAAAAACATGGGTTCGGACGACGAAGAAGAATACGACCCGAGCAAATCCAAGAAAAAAAATGCAGTATCAATTAATGTTAAGAAAACGAAATGGTAAAAGTTATACATTTTTAATTATTATAATTAGTTATTATCTCTAGCGTCAGGATTTTCGTCGAACTCAGCTTCAAGATGAACACATAGTTCATTGAGTGTATTCAATAAAGATTCTTCCGTTTCTTCGCCTTCCTGGGTAATAGTATTCATACTAGCATCCCCGATGTAATCCAATACATAATCCACGTCAACAGAACCATCGTCGTCATCATTATTGTTTTCTAGTATTTCACCGTCTTCAGTATCAGAAGAATCATTTCTTGGTGCAGAATACGCTGGGACTACAGTCTCATCATCTGAATCTGAACTGGTAGAAGCGGTTTGTGCAGGTGGGTTCACACTCAAACTAATATTCTGAACAGATGCAGAATGAACAAACTGATACAATCTAGAACGATTTTGCAGACCCATCTCTCTAAGAGGTTCGTCTTCCGATAGTTCATACGAAGGGTAATCATCTTGGTCTACAAAAGAGGTGTCCAAATGTTGTTGACTATAGTTATCCTTATCGAATGCAACTTTATTAGTGGGATGGTCCAAACTATAGGTGGTCTTGAGTTTCACTTTATTATCTAACCCGACAGGTTGCTTCACCATAATTTTGCGTCCAAACGCTGGATTGTGATTGAACAATTGGAACAACTTATATCGTAGGTTATAAAACGATTGCTTGATTTCGTATTTATTCAACGAGTGTTTATGTGTGAAATACAATTGTAGATAAGGTTTCATGATTTTTACAATGCAGCATTTACAACATTCATCCGAAATATCAAAACTAACTCGTCTCTTAGAATAAGTCTTCACATAATCCAACATATCAAATACATCATCATACAAATCATCATTGTTGCTATTCTTCAAATAGTCTTGAATGCCTTTATCTCTGATTAATGCATGATTTTGTTCGTAAAATTCTTTCAGATCGAAACCAGTCAAGAAATATTTATAAAATATGATAGGCATTTTAGTAACATACATCTTATCAATTCCAAAATACATAGTATACAAATTTGCTTTTGTAAAGGGCAAGTTGTTAAAAGGGTTTTTTACTGGTTTCGGACTAGCAAACATATACTCATTGTCACAAATAGAATTTTCTACAATACGATTTACCTCTTGTGTGCGAAATAAGAATATCGACCCTGCTTGATACACTTCTACTACTCCCCTTTCACCTCTATGAATATCATTCATCATCATATCCATAGAGTTACCTTGCACTGCCTTTTTATACTTCCATATGAACGCAAGTCGATTAAGTGCCAAATAGCTTTTTTGTGCTCGTGAAAACAAT